AAAGAGAGGGACCATGCCGTGTGGCGTGTGCGCAGTCGCGAAACTAGGCTGTTTCCATGATCGCCGCCGACCTGGTTCCGCTTGCTTTTGCCGTTGACAAACTTCGCCTGCTGCCAGGCAACCCGCGTCGAGGGAACGTGGATGCAGTCAAGCGTTCGCTGGAGGCGTTCGGTCAACGGAAGCCGATTGTGGTGCGCCGGTCAGACCGGGTGGTGATTGCGGGGAATCACACGTTGCAGGCTGCGCAGGCGTTGGGTTGGGCTGAGGTGGCGGTGGTGTGGGTGGATGATGACGATACGACGTCGAAGGCGTTTGCGTTGGCGGATAATCGGACGGCTGAGCTTGGTGATTATGACGAGGCGGCGTTGGCTGATTTGATTGGTCAGGTTGGATCGGTGGACCCTGAGTTGTTGGAGGCGACTGGTTGGGCAAATGATGATTTGCGCAAGTTGTTAAACGGTTTAGAAAAATCTGGCGACGAAGGTGATGGGGTTGAGATTTTCGAGATGCCAACTGAACCGATTACGAAAGATGGCGATTTGTGGATTATGGGTGGTCATCGACTTTTGTGTGGTGATTCTTTTAATGAGGAGCATCGGTCAAGGTTGTTGGATGGGGCCAAGGTGAATCTTGTGGCTACGGACCCGCCGTATGCAATTTACGGGAGCAGCACTGGTTTTTCTGGTTCTGACATTGCTGATGACAAGATGGTTCGTCCGTTTTTTGAGTCGTTGTCAAGAATCATTGCTGGGGTTCTTGAACCTTTTGCCCATTCGTACATGTTCACAGATTGGAGAACTTGGGCGGCATTGCAAGAAGGTTCTAAGCGTGCTGGCTTGACTCCGAAGAACATGCTTGTGTGGGATAAGGGTGGCGGCATTGGCAACATGTACGCCTTGTGTTATGAATTGATTGCGTTTCATACGAAGACTCCGAAGGGTAAGTCAATGACCGAAGGAATCGCCAGAGGTCAGCGACAAGTTCTTAGGCCAAACATTTTGCGCTTCAATCGGGTGAGTGGTGTTGAGCGCGAGCACAATGCTGCAAAGCCAGTTGAGTTGATGGAGGAGCTGATAGGAAACAGCAGTGATGCTGGTGATGTCGTGTTGGATTTGTTTGGTGGCTCTGGTTCGACTTTGATTGCTGCGCACAATCTCGGTCGTCTGGCTTATCTGATGGAAATGGAACCGAAGTATTGTGATGTCATTGTTGGTCGTTGGGAGCGTTTGACTGGATTGAAAGCGATTCGTCAGGGTGGCTAGGCCGGTTGGGCGTCCGCCGAAGCCCACCGAGCAGAAGCGTCGTTTGGGCAATCCAGGGAAGAGAAAGTTGCCGTCTGCTGAGGTGGCGATTGTCGGTCAGGTTGCTGTGCCTGAACCGGTGCGTCCGTTGGGTCAGGTTGGTTTGGCGTTTTGGCAGCGTGTGTGGGCGGTTGGCTTCGCGTGGATCAGTCCGCAGACGGACATCGAGTTGTTGCAGATGGTGTGTGAGCAGATTGATGAGCGTCAAGCGTTGCGTGTGCGTGTCTTGCGTGATGGTGATTGGCGTGACAGAACAGCGTTGCGGGCACTTGATGCGCAGGTGTTAGATTGTTTGTCCCTGCTCGGTTTCACTCCTGTGGATCGTGCCCGCCTAGGTTTCGTGGAGGTGAAGATTCAAAATGAGCTTGACGCTTACCGAGAAAGGAAAGCGAAGGGCGGTCGTGCCGCCAAGGTGGTTGACGTCGGAGAAGCCAAGGCTGACTGAAGGGCCGCACGTCATTGACTTCGCAGAGTCATTCATGCACGTCTCCAAAGGAATATTGGCTGGACAAGCATTTTCGCCGACACCATGGCAGCGAAATCTCATCAACGCCCTCTATGAGCGGAGGCCTGATGGTCTGTTGCGGTATCGGCGCAGTCTGATTGGGTTGGGCCGCAAGAACGGGAAGTCGTTGCTGGGTTCGCTGATTGCGCTCTATGGTCTGATTGAGGGCGAGCACGGTGCCGAGGTGTATTCGGCTGCTGGTGACAGACGCCAGGCGCGGGTGGTGTTCGATGAGGCGAAGTGGCAGGTGCAGCAGTCGCCTGCGTTGAGCGGAATCTGCAAGGTGTATCGGGATGCGATTGAGGTGCCTTCGACGCACAGCGTCTACCGGGTGCTGTCGAGCGATGCAAAGTTGCAGCAAGGCTTGAATCCGAGCACCGTCATCTTTGACGAGTTGCACGTTCAACCGAACTCAGAACTGTGGGATGCGTTGACGCTCGGTTCTGGTGCGAGGCGCGATCCGCAGATTGTGGCTATCACGACTGCGGGCTACGACCTCTCGAGCATCTGCGGCACGCTGTACGCCTACGGCCAGAAGGTGTGTCGGGGTGAGCTTGAGGATGAGCAGTTCGGGTTCTGGTGGTGGGAAGCACCGGAGGGATGTGACCTGAATGATCGTGATGCTTGGTTGCAGGCGAATCCGAATCTTGCCGAGGGTCTGCTTGACATGGAGGACATGGAGATTGCGGTGCGTCAAACGAGCGAAGTGTCGGTGCGCAGGTATCGGTTCAATCAGTGGGTCAGAACGGCTGAGGATTCGTGGTTGCCGCAGGGTGCGTGGGAGTTGTGTCGTGAACCTGAGTTGCAGTTGCAGCCTGGTGCGCCGACGTGGGTTGGTGTGGACATGGCGTTGAAGCGCGACACGACAGCGGTGGTTCTCGTGCAGCGTGTTGAGGGTCGCATCGTTGCGCGGGCGAAGATTTGGTTGCCTGAAGGTGGCGTGCTCGATGTGGCCGCGGTTGAGTCGTATCTGCGTGAGGTGGCGCAGCAGTACGACATTCAGGAGATTGCGTTCGACCCGGCGTTCTTCATGCGCACCGCTGAAGCGTTGGCCGAGGATGGTTTCCCGATGGTGGAGTATCCGCAGTCGCCGCAACGCATGGTGCCTGCGTGCGGCAACCTCTATGAGTTGATCGTGAATCAGAAACTTGCGCACGACGGCAACCCAATCTTCTCCGACCAAGTCCTGTCTGCTGCGCAACGTGTCAAGGACAATGGGTGGACGTTGAGCAAAGGCAAGTCGAAACGCAAGATTGACGCGGTCATTGCGTTGGCGATGGCAACCGATCGGGCAACGACGACACCGGTCGAAGCTCCGACGCCTGGATTCTTCGTGGTGTGACTACGATTGTTCGTCTAACCTAGGAGGTCAGGATGGTCGTTGTCGTGCTAGAACTTCTCGGAATCTTGTCGCTGGTAGCGGCAGGCTTCCTCGTATCACCAGCCCTTGGGGCGATGGTGTTCGGATTGGCGTGCATGGGTGCCGCGTTCGCCCTATCTCGAAGCGTCAAGGATGACGACAAGTGATCTTCGACCGCCTCGTACCGTCACGTCAGCAGAAGGACGAAGAGCGAGCAATCTCGTTCCAGTCACTGTTCGCGCTCGGCGACGGCTACACGTTCACGACGAACTCTGGCGTCTACGTCACGCAGGAAGATTCGCTCAAGATTGGTTCGGTGTATGCGTGCGTGCGTCTCATCGCCGACACGATTGCGTCACTGCCAGTCGATTCGTACATCCGCCAGGAGGGTGTGCGTCTCCAATACCGTCCACGTCCAGCGTGGCTTGATGCACCCGACATCGGCGTCACGAAGGACGACCACTTCCAGCAGGTGCTCGTTTCGTTGCTGTTGAATGGCAACTCGTTCACTCGCATCATTCGTGACGAAGAAGGCGAAGTGCTCGCCTTGTCGGTACTGAACCCGCAACACACTGAAGTGCGTCGCGACGGTGCAGGCCGACTCTTCTACGTCTATGACGCTCGTGACCGCATCGAAGACGTGGACATGATCCACATCAAAGACCTGACTCTGCCCGGTGAACTTCGCGGCAAGTCACGCATCGACCTCGTCAAAGAAAACCTCGGCCTTTCTCGTGCACTCGAAGAGTTCGCTGCACGCTTCTTCGGACAAGGCTCATCGACCACAGGCATCATCCAGTTCCCAGGCAACCTCTCACGCGAACAAGCCAAGAACCTCGTCGACGCATTCGAGGACGGCCACAAAGGTTTGCGTCGTTCGCATCGCCCAGGCATCCTGTTCGGTGGCGCAACATTCCAGAAGACGGGTGTCGACCCGAACGAATCACAGTTCCTTGAATCACGCCAGTTTGCAGTCGAAGAGATTGCCCGCATCTTCCGTGTGCCGCCATCGATGATTGGTGTCACGACACCGGGTGCGATGTCGTATGCATCGGTTGAAGCGAACCAGTTGCACTTCTTGCAGCACACATTGACGCCGTATCTGTCGAAGGTGGAATCCGAATACAGCGTGCTGTTGGCTGGGCGTGCGTTCATTCGTTTCACCACCGCAGGACTTCTGCGTGGAGACATCGCCGCACGCAACGCCTCATACTCATCAGGCTTGATGAACGGCTACTTGTCGGTGAACGATGTTCGCCGCTTCGAGGACATGACACCAATCGAAGGCGGAGATGCATACCGCGTACCGCTCGCCAACATCGACATCACCGCAGCAAACCTCGCCGACCTCGATCGCAAGTCACTCATCGCACAACGACTCGTGCTCGCAGGATTCGACCCGGCTGGCGTCTTGGCAGCTCTCGACATGCCAAGCATCGAACACACTGGTCTGCCATCAACACAGTTGCAGCCGCTCGCAACGGTCAGCCCTGCCGATCCGCAGGCCGCATACGAAGTCAACTCAAAACGAGAACTCAACGTGAACATGCCAGAACAAGTGATTCATGTTGCGCCGCCTCATGTGCATGTCGACGCGCCGGTCGTCAACGTGCCAGAAACAGTCGTCAACGTCAACGTCCCAGAACAGCGCACCGTTGTGCGTCAGGTGGTGCGTGGCGAGGACGGTCGCATCACTGAAATCGTGGAAAGGGTTGAAGGCTGATGGCAACAGGTATCTCTTCGTATTTGGCGAACGCATGGCTTGATGCGGTCGGCAACAACACTTCTTTCGCTGTGGCGACCGTGTATGTAAAACTGCACGTCGGTGACCCTGGCGCGAACGGCACATCAAACGCGGCAACCGAAACGACACGCAAAGAAGCGTCGTTCGCAGCCGCCTCGACAGGCTCGATCGCATCTGATGCCGCAATCACTTGGACGAACATCGCCGGTTCGCAAGACGCAACACACTTCACCGCCTGGGACAACATCTCGGCAGGCAACTTCCTCTTCTCGGGAACAATCACCGCGAACGCCTACACGGCAGGCGACACGTTCACGATCTCCTCGGGTGCACTCACGGTCTCACTGACGCTCGCATCGTAAGCGGCCGTCATGGTCGCACGGTTCTACCTCGACCAGTCGCAGCTTGACGACGCCGACGTCGGACTCGACGGACCATCACCAGCGTTCGTCCTCGACACCTCAACGCTTGACGGCAACGGCGTCCTCGACGGCGTCAACTTCACGACACCCGCCACCGGCACCGCAGCCCTCGGTGGTTTGTCGGCATCGGCGACTGGCACCGTCACCCCGGTCGTCACCGCAACAGCGAACGCCCCGCTCGGCGAACTCTTTGCAGAGATTGCCGAGGTCAATGTCGAGGTGGTGGCGGATGCGCAAGCCGACCTCGGCAGTCTGGCTGGTTCGGCGACTGGTGTCGTGTCTGATACGGGTGAAGCTGAGGCGCTGCTCGGCGGATTGACGGCATCGGCTTCGGCTGGGGTCACAATCGTCGGGTCTGGTGATGCCGCGTTGGGTGAAGTGATAGCAGCGGCGGCTGCTGTTATCACAATCGCCGCAGAGGCGTCTGCGGGGCTCGGAGAAGCGACTTCGGCTGCAACTGGTGTCATCACCGTCGTCGCCTCAGCAGAGGGCATTCTGGGCGGTCTGGTGGCATCGGCTGATGGAGCAGTCTCAGCGGACGCCGTCGGTGACGCCCCGCTCGGCGGACTCAATGCTGCGGCCACCGGGACGGTGGTACCGCCGACACCTCAACCGCAGGTCGAGGTTGGCGGGATGCCGTATCCGCAACGCAAACCGAAACCCAAGAAAGTCGAGCCCGTCGTTGAGCTCGTGCTGGAAATCGTCGCACCGAATCCGAAGACGGTGCTCGCGTATTGCACGCCGATCGTTGCGTCAGTGAATGCGCGTGCTGAAGGTTCTGTCACTTTCGTCGCCGAAGAAGACGACTTGCAAGTATTGTTGATGCTCTGAGAGGTTGAACATGGCTTTGTCAAGCGGAACAGTTTCGGTCGGTACTGCGGCAACGCAAATCAATGGCGCATCGGCCAACCCGATGGAGTTGCATCTTGCGAACAACGACAACTCGGATGCTTTGTATCTCGGCGGTCCTGGTGTCACAGTCAACAGCGGATTGGTATTGTCGAAACTTGAGCGCATCGTGTTCGAGTTGAACCCAGGCGAACGAATCTTCGCAGTGTCAAACAAATCTGGTCATGTGCTCAGTTACATCATCCAAACTTCCTGATGCCGTACTTCATCTCTGATTCCAATCCCGGCTGCTCAGGTTGGGCTGTCGAGAAAGAAGACGGAGAAGTCATCGGCTGTCACACGTCGAAGCAGGCGGCCATCGATCAGATGGTTGCGGTGTCGATTGCTGAGGACATGGAGCCAGGTGGTGAGCGTGCTCGCCCTGATGAGTTGATGGTGGGTGATTATGTTTCGTGGAATAGTTCGGGTGGTCGTGCGCGTGGCGAGATTGTGGAAATCTTCCGCTCCGGTTCGGTGCGCGTGCCAGGTACCGACTTCGAGTTGGAAGCCTCAGAAGATGACCCGGTGGCCCTAATCCAGATTTATCAGCGAGTCGAAGGCGGCTGGGAAGACACCGACGTCATCGTCGGACACAAGTTCTCAACGCTCACTCGTATCGGTGAACTTGAGGAACCTGACGACGAAGACGAAGAGATGGAAGACGCTTCGTATGGTGACACGCCAGACGATGACGACGCCGAAGATCGTGAACTTCCAGACAACTACCGACCCGCAGCAAATCAAGATGTGCCTGCGAATCGTAACTGCGGCAACTGCGGATACTTCAAGCGGTTCTACTGCAAGCGGTGGGATGCCGAAGTTTCACCCGCCTACTACTGCAACGCTTGGGAACCTGTCATGGGTTCGCCGAACGACAACCCAGGACAGACGATTCAGACTGGAGATGTCAACGATGAAGACCCGCAGTATCAGCCGTACACGAACGTCGTCGGTCGACAGCTCTCATTCGATGTGCCGGTCTACATCCGCGACGCGGCCCGCAAAGGCTTGGACTACTACGGGCAGGGCCTCGCTGGTGATGGTCTTGTGGCAAGAACTGTTCGTGAAGCCCGCGACATGGCTGCGGGAAGAATCAGCGAGGATAAAGTCATTCGTGCAAACGCTTGGGGAGCAAGACACCTGGTAGACCTCGAAGCGCCGCAGAACAGCGACGCCGACAACGACGGCTTCCCCGGTGCTGGCGCGGTCGCGTTCTACCTGTGGGGAATCAACCCGCTTGATCCGTCGCCTGCGATGCAGTGGTTCGAGCGTCAAGCGGAGCGTGTGCGTGAGGAGGAAGGGCGTCTCGGATACCTGGTCACTCTTGCCCGCTTGTCAAGATTGTTCGTGGACAAGTAATCTCCGCAACGGACTAGCATTGTCATCCATGACCGAGAAGATTGAGACCCGTCGTCTAACAGTCAACGACTTCGAGGTCAGGCAAGGTCCTGCCGGTGACGGCATGTCATTCAGCGGATACGCCGCAGTGTTCAACTCCGATTCAGAGCCGTTGCCGTTCGTTGAGCGAATCGCACCAGGCGCATTCAGGCGTTCACTGAAATCAAAGAACAACATTCGCATGTATCTCAACCATGACTCGTCGATGCTTCTTGCGACGACTCGCGCCAAGACGTTGCGTTTGATGGAAGATGAACGCGGTCTGAAAGTTGAAGCCGATCTACCAGACACCACCGTCGGCCGCGACCTCTCGACACTGATCCAGCGCGGTGATGTGGATTCGATGTCGTTCGGATTCTCGGTTCCACCGAAAGGTGATTCTTGGTCTGATGATGGGATGGTGCGCGAACTCAAAGAAGTTCGCCTCTACGAAGTGTCGGTGGTGACGGGCTTCCCCGCATACCAGGCGACCAGCGCATCAGTGCGCAGCCTCGACCAACTCGCCGAAAGAACAGCGGCCGACGTCGACAAACTCGCCGACGCGATCACCGTACTTGAGGCTGGTTCTGAGTTGAATGACGAGCAGGCTTCGTTGCTGCTTGATGTGGTTGGCAAGTTGCGCAAGAAGCCCGAGCAGGTTCCTGCTTCGATTCTTGCGAAGCAACTTGAACTGCAAGCCAAGCTCGTCTAGACTCAGTCAAGAGTCTTCGCTGCGGAGCCGCAGGAAGGTGCCGGTTCAGGAGCCTGTCCGGGAGAAAAAATCCCTGCGACCCCAACAACGTTCCGTGGAGGAACCAACATGAAGCAATACATCGACCAGCAGGTCGAGGCGCGTCAGCGTGCTTGGGAAGCGGCAAAGTCCCTTCTCGACAAGGCTGCAGCAGAAAAGCGCGACCTCACCTCAGAAGAAGAGCAGAGCTACCAGCGCATGAACGCTGAGCTCAACGAGCGTGCTGCTCGCATCGAAGCCCTCAAGGCTGATGCCGAGCGCGAGGCGAAGATTGAAGCGGCAACCCGCGACATCGCCGCCCAGGTTCGCCCGGCTGCTCAAGCAGTATCCAACGACACAGACGTCATCCGTTCGATGGCTCGTGGCGAGACCCGTTCGTTCACCTTCGAGACCCGCGATGTCGTCAAGACGTCGAGCGGTGCTCCGGTGCCGACGTCGTTCTTCGACCGCGTCATTGAGCAGGCTCGTCTCGTCGGCCCGATGCTCGACACCTCGACCGTGCTTCGCACGGCTGGTGGCGAGAACCTCCAGATCCCATCGCAGGCTGGCTGGTCGACCGGTACGGTCACTGGCGAAGGCACCGCGATCGGCGAGTCTGACCCGACGTTCAACAGCTTCATCACCTTGGGCGCGTACAAGTACTCGTTCCTGGTGCAGCTGTCGCGTGAACTCATCGAAGACAGCGGAGTCGACATTCTCGGCTTCCTCGCCACCCAGACCGGTAACGCCATCGGCTTTGCGGTCAACGCTGGCCTCACGACTGGCTCAGGCACGGGCGCACCGAACGGTGTCGTCACTGCCGCTGGTTCGGGCATCGTTGGTGGAACGGGTGTCGCTGGTGCGTTCACCGCGGACAACCTCATCGACTTGGCTTACAACCTGAACGGCGCTGCGCGTCGTCTCCCAGGTGTCGGCTGGATGATGAACACCGCTTCGCTCGGTGCAGTCCGCAAGTTGAAGGACTCAGCTGGTTTCTACATCTTCAGCCCAGCGCTGGCAGATGGCAACGACCAGTTGTTGAACTTCCCGGTGTACGAGAACCCGGCAATGGCAGCGCAGGCAACTGCCGCCAAGTCGGTCCTCTTCGGCCACCTCCCCAGCTACTACGTCCGCATGGCGGGCGGGTTGCGTCTGGATCGCAGCGACGACTACGCATTCAATGCGGACCTCGTCACCTTCCGCGCCACGATGCGCGTGGACGGCAACCTGCCACAGACCAGCCACATCAAGTACTTCATCGGCGCAGCCTCCTAAGGCAAACCCGAAGAAGTCCCTTGATGGGACACGAATAGTCGAGCGGTCCGGCACCCACACGCAGGGTGGTGCCGGGCCGCTTTGACATTTATCGGCTAAGGTTGAATCAAACCTGCGAAGGAGGACTGCGTGAA